CCAAACATTACCAGGATAGCCTTTAAACGTGATTCTGTGAGATTCATCGTGATCGATAAAACCCTTTCCCCAGTTTTCTGCTACACAGTATTGATATGTTTTTGCCATAGTTTTCTCCTTTTATTAATCTGTTAATACCTTAATTGTTGTAGAAGTGCTACTCCATTCTTCAGTATTTGAAAGAGCACCTGGAGCGCCACCACCAAAAACTGCACCACTGCTTATAGGTCCTTTTGTATCTCCTGCAAGAGAAGTTGCTTGAGATAAATCTGCAACCTCAGTCCAACTTGCTCCATTCCATAGTTCTGTTGCTGTTGATCTAGAAGGAGGTGGACTTCCTCCAAATGCTATAGCAGAAGCATTACTTGCACCAAAAGCATTCATTCTTTCTCTTGGAGCATTTAAATCTGTTATTTCAGTCCATGCAGATCCATTCCATGATTCTGTTACAGATGCTGATGGGTAAGGATTACCACCTATAGCTAATCCTGAAGTAGAAATTCCAGCTCCACCAAGATATTGTCTACCTGTATTTAAGTCTGCAACTTCTGTCCAATTACTTCCATTCCAAAGTTCTGTTAAAGCGTTAGGTGAACCCTCTCCACAAAAAGCTAAAGCTGCTGTATTAGTAGCCCCGAATGATCCAAAACCTGCGTGTATAGTAGAATTTAAATCATTAACTTCAGTCCACGATGATCCATTCCATGATTCTGTTACTGCTGTTTTTGCTGGTGATGTATCAACACCACCAAAAGCTAAAGCTGCCGTATATGTGCCAGCTCCTCTTAATTGTCTTCTAACTGTATTTAAATCGTTTACTTCAGTCCAACTAGATCCATCATAAGATTCTGTAGCAGCTGTTGCTGCTGTTGGTGTGCTTCCACCAAAACATAATGCAGCTTCGCTATCAGATCCTGCTCCTGCTGTTTCTGTTCTTGCAGTGTTTAAAGCACCACCTGTAGCCCATACTCCGACAGATCTAGCTGAATTCCATTCTTCTGATGATGCAACCACAGAGGTAGGATATAAAGATCCTCCAGCTGCTAAAGCAAGACTACTAGTTCCTAATCCGGCAACTCCTCTTCTAGGTGTAGATAAATCATTAACTTCAGCCCAACTACTTCCACTCCATTCTTCTGTTTTTGCTGTAACAGCTGATGGACTTGGATAACCACCTGCAGTTATTCCAGCAGTGGTTGTTCCACCTCCATATGTTTGAGTTCTTGCTTCGTTTAAATCTCCAGTCTCAGTCCAAGCTGATCCATTCCATAATTCTGATTTAGCACTTCTTCCTGGAGATTCGTCTCCACCATAACCTAAACCTGCTGTGGTTATACCAAGACCACCCATACTATATCTAGCAGTATTTAAATCTGCAACTTCTGTCCAGCTAGTACCATTCCATGATTCAGTATAAGCTCTTACTGCTGTATCATAACCACCAAATCCTAATGCACTTTCGTTATCAGCTCCAAAACCAAAAATAGCATATCTACCAGAATTTAAATTGTTTACTTCTGTCCATGCTGATCCATTCCAACTTTCTGTAAAATTACCATAAGCAGTTGCACTATATCCCCCATAACCAAGTGCAGATGTTTGAGTTCCATTTCCTCCAAAGTCAGATCTACCTGTATTCATATCACCAACTTCAGTATAACTCGTACCGTCGTATGTTTCTGTTATTCCTGTTGCAGGGCCTCCACCAAATACTATTCCAGCTGTTTGAGTCCCACCTCCTACTCTTGTATTTTTTGCAGTATTCATACTATTACCAGTTCTCCAAGAAGCCACCGTAGTCGGAAATAAATATTTAAAATCTACATTTGTGCTATCAAACCAAACCTGTCCAGTTTCTGGTGCAGGAAGATTACCTGCATTATTTCGGACTGCCGTCCCAACGATATCTTTATATGTAGCCATGATTAGTTATTCTTCAGCAACCAACCTTGTGTAGAATCTGTAAAGACAAGTGTGTTTGCTGCTCTTTCTGTTGAAATTGTTAAATCATCTGTCGATCCATGAATTTTTTCTGAACCATCTGCTGTCACAGTAAATGTGTTAGAATCAAACGTGCCCGCATAATCAATAAACGCAACTTCATCGCCTATTGTTCCTGCTGGTAAAGTCATGGTGATTACACCACTTGTAGTGTTAACAAAATATCCTTCTCCACCTGCCGCTGTAAATGAAGATGTTTTTACAGCCTGCCAAGAAGTTCCTGCCGCTGCAAATGAAAGCTGACCAACTCCAGTTGTACCTGAACCTGTAATACTCGCTACTTTTAAAAATGTTCCTGCTGTAACATTTCCAGTGGGAAATTTTAATGTGTAACTTTGAGATGCACTGTGTGCAGGTGACTGTAGTTTAATTCCGTGAGAGTTATTTTCACAGTTAAGTTGAAGTGTTCCTGGATTTGTATTACCACCAACTTCAACATACCCAGTTCCATTTGGTGTAGCTGTAATATTACCATTTGCACCATCAGTAATTGTAATTGTACCTGAGTTTGTACCGCCATTTGTATCTAAAGTTAAATCGTATGCACCGCTTGAAGTAAGAGTTGCTGTTGCAGCTCCTGTTCCAATTTTAGTTTCACCAGTTCCTTTTGGAATAATAGCTACATCTATATTAGAATCTCCACCTGTTGCAGATATGCTAGGTGCATTACCTGTTGCAGCGTTTGTAATATCAAATTGGTTTACTGCAGATGATGTTGTTTGAAATATAATTTGTTCATTTCCGTTTTCATCGTTAATTCCATGTGCATCATCAAAAGCTATATTAAAACTGTTAGTATCTAAATCGCCACCTAATTGTGGTGTAGTGTCATCAACAAGATCACTTGCTAATGAAATAGTAGAAATATTTGGATTGGTGCCATCATCTGCTTTTGCATATGCAATTACAGTTTTACCATTTGCAACTGTAGCAGAAGTTCCGGTACCTGTTGCATATTTAAATACAACATTCTGAGATCCAGAAGTTGCATTTTTTAAAAAATAAAAATTTTGTACGTCTAAAGGTATTGTAACATTTCTTGAAGCTGTAAGAGATCCTGTAAATTCTATAACTCTGTGTGCAAGAACAGCACCTGTTCCACCATCTGTTACGGATAAAGTTGTATCACCTGAATCAGAAACAGCTTGAGTGCTATAACCACCAGATATTTGTTCTATAATTTCTAAATTAGTATTAGTCTTTGTACCCCAAGTTCCTGCGTTTTCACCAGTTGCTTGTTTTTCTATACCCAGCGGGGTGTATGTAGATGCCATATTTTATCTCCTATGCAGCGTCACTATAACTTGTATTTGATCCAGTTGCAACATCCGAATAAGAGTCATTCGAACCTGTTGAAACATTACTATAAGACGTATTTGAGCCAGTGTCAACATCACCATAAGCAAATATGTCAACTGTTCCAATATTTGTAGTTATAGATTGACCTGTTAATCCAACAATAATATCAGTTAAACTTATAGACCCAACACTAGCACTAAATGATTGACCTGTTAATCCTAACGCTTCTTCTATTGTTAATGAACCAACACTAGCTGTTGAAGATTGTCCAGTTGGTGTAGCTAAAGCTCCACCTAAACCTATAATAGAACCTAAACTAAATGTTGCAGATACACCAGAAATTTGAGCTACATCATTTGGTATAGTTACAGTTCCTAAACTTACAGTAGCTGATTGACCTGTTAAATCTGCTTCTTGTGAAGAAGATCCTGTAGCTGTTCCTTGAGCTGAAGTTATAGATAAACCAGAAGGTAATACTGTTTCGTTTGGTGCAACTGCTGTTCCTTGACTCGCAGTAAATTCTTGACCAGTTAAACCAATTGCCATGTCAGCAACTGTAGGAGCTCCCACTGATGCTGTAATAGCATCTGAACTTAAACCTTGATGAACATCATCTACGGTAACAGAACCAATAGAAAAAGAAGCTGATATACCCTCTGTTACAACAGGGTTAAATGCTTCACCTTGTGAAGATGTAATTGATTGACCAGTTAAAGTTAAAATTACGTCTGGTACATCAACTGCACCAACGTTTGATGTTATAGATAATCCAGATGGTTGTACTGTAGCATTTTGTAATGCATTCCAAGGATCTTCGCCCCAAGATTTTGCACCCCATCCTGTTTTTAAAGTTGTGTCTGCGTTCCAGTTAGCTTGACCCCAGCTAAACCGGCCCCATCCTGAAGATACCGACATGGTCGGCCTCCTATGCTAATCTGATTATTGCTGTTGTAGCTGCCGCTGCTGGAAATTCTATTTTAAAAGTTCCATTACTAGCTGTTTTATCACCACCAAATGCAATTATTGCTACGGCGTCAGTTGTACTTGAACCACCGTTTGTTGTTGTATTATATATCATTGCACCATTTGCAGTGAAAGAAGCAGATGAATAAGTTACATCTGTAAAATCTGTAAATGCTGTAGTTGAAGATAATGAAACTCCTGAATTTGTAAGAGTTGCACCACCTGCAGTATAAGCAGTTCCTGATGTATTTGTAATTTCTTCGGAAGTTGAATAATCAGTAGTAGATGCACCTAAACTAGCATCACTATCAAATAAAGCTAATTTAAAAGTATGACCACCTGAAGATTCAAAACTGTGTTTACCTTGTAAAAGTTCTTGTTTAAAACTTGAACATATTGCCGATGTTATTGCCATAATTTATCTCCTACGGGTTTGCTGAGTTTACTGGTATTCGAACAGCGCCATCAGTATAGTCATCTCTTCGTCTTCTACCAACTTGCTCGTTAGCAAACTTCTGTACTTCTTGTTTATATTTATTCTCATATAATGTCAACATATCTATCGGACCTTTTAAAAAGCCATATGCTTCCGATAAACAACAATATAATAGCCCATTTGAAAAATTCATACTAATATAATTAGTGCCAGTGCCTTCTAACAGATCAGGCATTTTATTAAAATGCACTCTAAATCTGTAAGTAGTATTAGGGACTGGAGAAAAAGCTATACGTCCTGATGTTGTATCAGACTCTCCTGTACCTCCACCAAACATCGCATAATATTTAGGTTGACCTTGAGCTGCTGATGTCCCTGTTACATCTTGAAACTCTTGTAAGTAAGTATAATCTTTTTTCTCTAACCATCTATTAGCTCCTGTAGTTTCAGATCCTGCGGTATCATAAACTTGTATTCCTCTAATAAATAATGCACCCGCTGGAGCATTAATTGATTCTTGTCCAGCAACTAAATTACCTAGTTGTTGTTTTCTATCTGCATCAATAGGCACATCTCTAAATATTCTGTATTGTGCATTTAAAATTATATTTTCTAAAACAGAATCTGTTAAAACATTAGAGTCTGTTTCAGTATAACTTCTAATTTGTGTTTTTAATCCTGATGCACTTAATCCAGCCATTATTCAGTTTCTCCTTTGTGTTTTTCTCGTATCTTTTTTTGTTTTGCAGTTTCTTCTACAATTAAAACTTCTTCTGAACATGCACATTGTTTAATGCCAAGTAATTTACAAATAAAATTTTTTAATTTTTTTATCATGGTGTTAATGTAACTGGTCCTGCAGACACAGTTGGTCCTCCTCCGTCTTCTGTTACACTTGGAGTTACTCCTAAACTAAAAGTGTATTTATCTGTTGTCGTAACTGTTATACTAAATCCTGATGCACTTTCATAGGTAGAAAAATCTACTCCTCCAGGACCTCCTTGTACATTTCTAAATCTTACAGTATCTCCGCTTGTTCTACCATGATTATTTTCAGTAACTGTAATTGTTTGTGAAGATGCAGTTATAGAAAAAGGGTTATTTCCTAACATAGCAGCAACTGCTGGTTCTGTTCTATCTGGTCTAACATTACGTAAAGAAATAGAATCACCATTTATAGGTTTTGGTTCTAATTGTGGTTGCTTTGGCTCAAACTCAGATATATGTACAAAAGGTCCATTCCATTCTCTAACCATTTCATTAAATGGAAACTCCATACCAG